GGCAAGCATGACATTGACGAAGAAGCTGTTGCAGCCGAGACAGAAGCCAATAAGCCTAATGTCTACGTGCCCAGCATCCAAGAACGCCTGCGTGATGCCGCTATTGCAATGACTCCTGAAATTGAAGATGCTATCGAATCCTTTCAAACAGATCCAGAAGCGTTTGATCCAAAAGCATTTAAGATGCTTAACTTGCTCAAAGCTAAAGGTGCAAAGGCAGCACATACTCGCATCATCAAGAACTTCTACATTCGTAATCTAGAAGAACTGATTGAAGCTGCTGGCTCAAAAGACGAGCAACTTAAAGAAGCATACAGCCATTTGAGCAAGGCACAGTTGAAGAAGATCACAGCGTTCTATCAAGAAATTGTTAGTGCCTGCGATATGCTTGGACAAGAAGCTAAGGTTAACCGTAAGCCACGTGCTAAGAAAACAGTTCCAGCAGACAAAATCGTTGCTAAACTCAAGTATCAAAAGACTAACGAGTCGTTGAAACTTGTTTCAATCAACCCTGTGGACATTATCGGCGCTAAAGAACTTTGGGTCTATAACACAAAGTCACGTAAGTTGGGCAAGTATGTTGCAGACGAGTACAAGGAATTGAGCATTAAAGGTACATCGATTACTGGTTATAGCGAAAATCTTTCAGTACAGAAGACTCTGCGTAAGCCAGAAGATCAACTTAAAGAGTTCAAAGCCGCTGGCAAGATTGCATTGCGTAAGTTCCTTGACGAGATTAAAGCTGTAGATATCAAGCTCAACGGACGAGTTAACGAAGAAATCGTACTGCTCAAAGTGCAATAATCGTAGAGTGTTTCAACAAAAAGCGGGCCTAGAGTCCGCTTTTTCTTTTGTTGATAAATACTTTACTATGAACAAAAAGAACATTGATCAAGCCCTAGCCGCTCTTTCAGATGCGCTATTAAGCCAGCAGGACGCTGCCACTGTAGACGTCCCTGAAATTATTAAACAAATTCCTAAACGATCCCTTAGTGGCGATCTTATTTTAGGAGGTAAAATCGCACAATTTAAAAGTAGCGGTATTACTGATCAAGCAAGCAAAGAACAAATTGTAGTCACAGACGCAGGTGTTAGCATTGCTAAAATTACAGGCGATGTTGCATTTACTAACACTGTGACCGCTAATGTAATCAAAGTTGATACTCTAGAAGTTAAAGATCTCAAAGCAGATATTAAGTTTGAGAAAGATGTGTCAGTTTCCTTTGGTGGTGAAAACTCTTATGGAAAAGGGCTGTTATGGACTGGCAAGGGTTATACCAAGCAGTTCGTGTTCAATAGTACTCCTGACAGATTCTTTAGTTCTGAAACTATCGATATCGGCAAAGGTAAAGGTTTAAGCATTAACAATATTCCAGTTCTAACCGAAACTGAGTTAGGTACTAGTATTGTTAAAAGTAGTCTACGTGAAGTAGGCAGACTTAAGGGATTAATTGTTGATGGCGCACTTAGCGTTAATCAATACCTATTCTATAATGCAAGTGTAGATCGTTTAGGCTTAGGAACTGATGCACCTAATGCTGCCCTTAGTGTAGCCGAAATGGGTACCGAGGTTATGCTAGGTACTACTGAAGAACTACACGGCATGGTAGGTACGTTTGCCAGCACAGATTTTGATATTGTCACAGACGACACGCCTCGCATTACTGTTCGAGCAAACGGCAATATTGATCTAGGAAATCCTACTAAGTCTCCTGCTCAAATATTTGTACATGGAAAACTAGCTATCGGTGTTAAGAATCCTGATCCGGCAGTTGACTTGCATATTGCTGGTGCAGTTCGTTTAAACAATCGTATTCAAATGTACGCAGAAGCTCCTCCATCAGAAGGCAACTATGCTGTTGGTGACATTGTGTGGAACGCTAGTCCAACTGTTGGTAGATGTGTTGGATGGGTTTGTCTCCGCGCAGGCAGTCCAGGTTCTTGGAATCCTTTCGGGAAGATCGAAGCACAAGGATAAACTATGGGCAAGGCCCTAGTATTAGGTAATGGTGAAAGTCGTTCAGGAGTCTCATTAGATTCTTTCAGCTTCGACACACTAATAGGATGCAACGCAGTCTACCGAGACATCGCAGTTGATCATTTAGTTTGCGTAGATAGTCGCATGGTCGATGAAGCTACCGGCAATACTACAGCAAAAATACACACCCGAGGCACTTTGCCTAGCTTGCCATACACTGGCAATGACCGAGCAGACATGCCGATACATTGGGGCAGTGGTCCGTATGCAGTATTACTAGCAACTACTCTAGCCGATGACATAACACTTTTAGGGTTTGATCTATACGGTCAGGCTGGTAAAGTTAATAACATGTATAAAGGCACTAGGAATTATTCAGCACCAACTAGTCATGCAATTGACTATTCGTATTGGGTCTATCAAATAGGCAAGGTGTTCGAACACTATCCGTTAATTCGATTCACTGTAATCAATCATGCCGGTTGGCAATTACCCGACGATTGGATTTTACCAAACGTAAAATTTCTTCCACTCAACCATTGACTTATAAATACGTGTACTGTATACTATACAGTATGACACACAGCGGACTTTCACGTACATTCATCCCGCTTTATAAACTCTGCATGTCGTCAAACTTGCTCATACATTAAGGAGACTAGAGATGGCAAAATATATTTCAACAAAAACTTACGGCAACGACCGCGGCCTTTCATGCTGTTTTAGACAGTGGAGAAGCACACACTCACATTGCTCGTTGCTACACGGATACTCAATTGGTATCAAATTAATCTTCGAATCAGAGACACTGGATGATCGCAATTGGGTTATGGACTTCGGCGGACTCAAAGCATTTAAAGAGTGGAGCGAATACATGTTCGATCACACTACTGTGATTGCACTCGACGATCCAGAATATGTATCGTTTGTTAAACTTAACCAAGTTAAGGGCGGCTTCCAAGATATGGGGCTTATTGACCTACGTGTTGTAGAAGGTGTGGGTTGCGAAAAGTTTGCCGAATTGGCTTACAAAACAATGCAGAACATTCTTGAAACATTCCAACAAGGCGAAGGTTGGGAACTTAAAGACCAAAACGGAACAGTGTTAAAAGTCTTCGGTGCTCGTTATCCAGTTGGTCTAGGTGTTAAATTGCGTTCAGTAGAAGTATTTGAACACGATGCTAACTCGGCAATCTACGAGGGCTAAATCAATTGTGGCGGCTGTGGGCTAAGGCGCTAGGCGAAAAAGTAGGTGCTACTAATCAGGAAGCTGATAGAGTAGCACTTATTCGTACTGCAATTGTATTATGCTATATAATTACTAACCTGTTCATTGTAGCAGGAGTTATAAGACACTGGTAATGATTAATACCGAAGAACAAAGACAACAAGGGTTGAGCCGTATTACAATTCTGTGCGTAAGGTACGGCAACAAGTACGGCGTTGAATATGTAGAACGATTAAGGAATATGGTTGCAAGACATTGCACCATTCCTTATGAGTTTGTTTGCCTAACAGACGATGCTCGGCCAATTGATGGTGTTAGACTTATTGTACAACCAAGCAGTGGATACACTAAGCTATGG